AACATCACCATAATCCGTTTGAATGGCCCTAAGAATATATGAACTCGATACTGAACCGGTTATATCGTTTCTGGACCTGCCAACAGTAAAGTGCCAAGGATTTCCATTGAAGAACGGACCATCCATCGAAAGAACCGTTGTCGGTGCAGCAGAATAACCATCGCTACGGGCATACAATCGAAGCGTGCCGCTGTTTGCTCCAGACAATAGGAGAAGGTTCATTTGGAGATTGTCGTCGTTTAGAGCGTCAACTGTGCTGAACCTGACAAGGCTTTGAGTTGTGTGGGCATGTGCGCTATTTGGCCAACGATACCAAGACTCAAATGTCCACGAACCGGACGTTAATAGACCATCATTTTGGTTGGTTGAAACGCCATGATATCCGGTACCAGGGTTATGAACGAATGGCCCAACAGCTTCTGGTGTTCCAACTTCGATTCTTGAAGCGCTCAAAAATGGAGACTGAACCAATCCACCAGATACAAAACTCAACGAAGAGGCAACAATGAATTTATTGTCTCGAATGGCATCCAGCGTTCTTTGTGTCGGACCACCATATTCTTTGATTCGGATAGACGCATCAGGATTAACTCCGATTGCCCTAAAGAAAGATTTGATACTGTGAAGTGTTCCCTTGCTTTGAACGATAGATGTTATGCTGCTCAACAATCTTCTTAAGAGCTGATTTTGAACATCCTTAAGTGGGTTCTTTGAAATGCCATAACCGGCCGTTATGTTCTCTGCATCATTGTACTGATCAAAGGCAGAATCAGAAAATAGATTAGGAACATTGAATCCGTATTCCTTGAGAACCATTGGCAAGAAGTTGTCTGGTGCTGTATCGAACTGATCATAACAGACATAGTTGCTGTCTTTGAATGCATCGATCATCAGCTTCAGTTCATCAAAAAACTTCGCGGAGCTATAAAGCAATGCCAACAACAATTGTGTTGAACCCATTTTGCCAGAACCAGGTTCACCATTTCCAGTATAAGAATCTTTAATAGAACCGTCTTCGGTTTCAAGTCCTTCTTGAGCTTGTCCTTCGAGAAGATAATGATTTGGAATGAGCTTAGTAATGAGGTTTGGATTACCGGCATCATATCCGCTTGCAGACAAAAGAAGTTCAGTATTGAAATCGGACACTTCGCTGTATGCTGGAAACAAAACGGGATTTAGAATGGATCGTTCATTAGCAAGAGGAACGGCAATACTGCCTGTAGATCTAAGCGCAAATGAAAATCCAGATGCATTGATATATCCGTGCATGCTCTTCCCAGAACTATCGAGAACAACACGATTGATAGTTGAGGTTTCATCGCCGCTCAAACTACCTGTTGGTTCATTGAATTTGTAATAAAGAGCTAATTCGTCAGACTGAAATACATTTTTTGTTTTGAATTTCTCAATCTCAAACGGACTTTTTGCAGACTTCCAATATCGAAATTCATCGATACTGCCGCTGAAAGTGGTTCCAATGTTGACAACTCCTCCGGCAGCAGAAAACTTAGTACCGCTTCCAATAAGAAGGGGTTGGCCAGCCGTTGAGATCGAATCAAATTCTCTGGCCGTATCCGACACACTAAGAAGTTTTCCGTTGCGATACAGAAGCAATCTGTTCGTATCGTTTTTGTCGTAAACGGCAGCTAGGTGATTAAACTGTCCCTTCTTGAATGAACCGCTTACATTGATATTTGCACTTCCAGAATACAATGAAAAACTAACCATTGTATAATCGTCAACGGCAATGTCTGATTGATAAAGCGTGAATCCCTGATTAAGAACTTCATCGTGCTTCTGTACAATCGGAGTTGGCGTTACGTTGGCAACATTCGGGATATGCAATTGCATCTCTAGAGTGATTGGACTTGATCCTACATCGAGATGATTACGAGCGGTTTTATCTCGTGACGCATTTGGGACGACAGTTCCGGCAGCATCTTGGACGTTTACATAGGATCCATCTACTCGACTGAAATTTAGATAACCGGTGTTCTTGGGCCAGTTATCGTAAACCCATTTTTCATAACCGGTTAGAGAATCAAAGAACCGTTCAACTTCTTTTCTCGTTCCGTCAAACGGAAAAGTGTTGATGATCTTATCGAACGAAACGTTAACTTTGACTTCGGCCGAATTGAAGAATGTGTGATTTTCAAATCGACTCCAATCAACTTTGAGTTGCTGACTTGATTTTAGACCAGACGATGTTGGTTCATAAAGGAACGATGCACTAGAAAGATAGTTGCTATCGAAGTTGGTCGATCCAGAATAGAGAACAGCAGAAGAATCAGATACGAGTGAACGTAATTCTGCTTCTGTTATCTTTGTTGGAAAGCCAGCTTTTTTTTTCAAGCTGCTCCTCGATTGTTACGGTTCACAACCGTAAAAGACGGAGAGATAGATTGGAATATTTCTGTTTCTCCACCTTGAATAATGCAAAGATCTATTGTGTATGAATGACCGGCTACAAAGTTGTTCATATCAAGATCAAAATACATGTATTCGGCATCAGCCGAAAGCCGCGTAGATCCATTTGTTCGTTCAAATGGAATAACGACAGTTCCATTGTGTGCATCGCGAACCGAATAGAATGCATTATCCGAGACAACAGTTGGAGTCGCAATCGGAACTCTTGCAATGCGATGATATGGACGACTGTGATCGAAAACAAAAACTTTGATTCTAGCAATGTCATCAGAATCATATTCTGTAGACGGATTAACAACATTGATGCTGTATCGATTTGGTTGAACTGGTCCTGTTGTTGCGTTCTGTGGTCTGACGCTGAGCGTTCCAGAATTGAACAGAACAGTTTCGTCCATCGAACCCCAAACTTGAATGAAGTCTACAGATCCAGATAATGCCAGATGACGATTATAGATTGGATCATTAGATAAAACAGCAAACGATGCAGAGTAAACACCTGGGATATACGTGTTGCCAATTTTGTGCTGCGAAGCAGTTACATACTTTGTGTAGTCGTGATATCCGCTTGAACTTGAAACTCCTTGCAGAACCAATTTTAGAAGCAAACAATTATCGCCCTGAAGAGGTGTCAAGGATGAACCAGAAACCAAATTTCTTCTTTGTCCACGAACATAGTTTTCCAAAAACAAGGTTCCAGTTGAATCGAAATAGAATCCACCTTCGTGGCTGATTCTGGAATCGTCATATCCAACAACTAATCGCGGACGAATGTTGGCATCAGAAGCATGGCGCGCAGCAAATCGTTTAACGAATCTTGTCTGAGCATCAGATTCTTCGGTTTCCTGAAATGAGATCCTAAATCCTTCATTAGGAATCAAACCTACCAATGTAGCCGAAACAATCTTTGTTACATCAACAGAAAGATTCTCAGATCCATCATCAAAGAATTGAGATGTCCAAAGATTTTCTATCCCATTTCCAATGTTGCCGCTTGAGATGATATCAATGTCTGCCGAACCAAGCAATCCAGAAGCGTTCGCACCAGATGCAAACCATGGACTTGCAACCCCACTTACGAACGTTGCCGTAATGAAATTACAATGATCTTTATCTTGATAATAGACAACATCACTTCCGTTCCCTTCGGTCCATGACCGAGAGACTGGATATACTTTGACGGTAAAATCTTGTGGCGTTGGCTGACCACCATAAACATCAAACAGTTTTAACGTCGCGAAGAAAGAAGATTGTGATGGATCTATTTTGCCATTCGCAAGATCTTCTTGAAGCTTCGAGATGTCAAACTTAACAAGAAGCCTACTAAGTTCGTTCAGGTTTTGTGAACCGGACTTGTTTAGACCATAGATCTTGAATAGATCTAACGATGCTGCAACGCCAAGATTTGCATTGGTTTGAGGAATACGTTTGATGATACGATCGGTGATGTATGCATCTTTAATTGCTTTGAATGAACGATACATTAGATTGCACGACCCTTCAAATCGTCATCTGGATATTTCAGCTCGAAGATGCCACCAGGAGGAGGAAGGATTGCATTTCCTTTAGTCGTGTTGAGATTTAGATCATGATAGACATCGCTATATTCACGACCATCGGTGATACCGACGATGTTATCAAACTTAATCTTATTAACGGAGATCACTCCTTGTGTATTATAGATTAAATTGTGTATGTCAGAGATAAGAATTGGTTGATCAATTTGAAAGTTCTTTTTGTCGAAAAACTTTCTCAATTTCACAGATATACTTTGAAGAATGGTTTTCTTGTTTAGTTGAGGATCTGTCGTAACCTCAAACATCAAGCCCAAATTTACAATCGGACTATCGATGATATCAATAGAGTCCGATACCATTCTGAACGTATTCAAATAAGTCTTTAGGTTCTTCTTCAGACTATCTGGAACGGTAGACAAGTTCGAACTGGCATCTCGACTAACAACAAACAATTGAGTTGCCAAAGGATTGTTTGGATTGTTACGAAGACCGGCTCTGAATACTCTTCCGAACGATGATGGCATCGTATAGATTCGAGCAAGAACGTCTGATTTTGAAACGATTCGTTGTTGCGAATTTTTGGCAACCGGAATAGCATCTCTCAGGTCTTCCGTTGTAGGACGATCGTCACCACCACGAGCTTTTACTTTGTTATCAACTTCGATAGATGATTTGACCTTGGTTGTAACGATACTTTGTGCGCCATAAGGAAACTTCACATTCAATTGACGAACCGAACGCAACGTTCCTGGTTCAATGTTGTGATCAAGTCCCCCACCATATCGATAAGATATGAACAGATCAACGTTTGGAGAATACACTCCAAGAGTTTTTGTTTCGAGCAATTTGTCCGGATTCAGACTCAATCTAGGAAATGTTGTTTTGCCATAAAGAGGCAGAGCAAATGTGGAAGGATCTGGAATCGCATCATCTTCAAAGGATGTTGCCGAACCACCACCAAGAGTAATTGTGGTTGTTCTATCGCCCAAATTTGTCTTGGCAGTGTATCGATATGGAGCCGGTTTGATCTGCAATAGATTTTCAACATCTGTTGAATCTGAGTGAGTATTCGGAATGGCCGCGTAAACTACGTCTTCTGCTAAATCACCAACTTGGTAATAGACATTCCCGTTTGAGTCATAAACAGTTTCAATCAGAGTTACATCTGGGTTTGATAAACTGATTCTCTTGAATGGAACGAAATCTCCAAGTCTGAATGATTCAGTTGTTCTAAGACCAGAAATACATGTTCCGGCTCTGGCCAATACGAAACTAATAGGAACCCCATTAGAATCAGAATCTCCAATCAAATAATCGGCAACAAGAGTTCCATCAGATTTTCGTTCGTTGTAATCAATGTCTTCGATCAGATTGAAAAGAACACCATTGTTTGCTTCAAAGATGCTTGCTTCCTCTACGATGGGCATAGACTGAGGATCGGGTATCGATGTACCGTTGGCATCCAAAACCGCTGGAACCTCGGCATAAACGATTGCAGGCACCACAGCAGGTGCTGCTCCCATAACAGTCACACCAGCTCTGGCCAGGTGTCGTTCGATATTCGCCTGCTCAACAGCCGTTTCGGAATCCAATTCAGAATATTGATGATCGAGATAGAAAGACATGACATCGCCGATGTAGGCGTTTAGGTCGATAAGCATACCGGCAAGCCCAGACTCAGACGTATCAACGATGACTTTTTGATAATAGTCCTTGACGTATTGTTCAACGTCCGAACGAAAACTATCAAAGTCTTTATTGAGATACCTTCTGGTTCTGATTTCTTTAGTGTTTCCGCTTCCCATTAAGGCTCCTAAATCGTGTAAATCGCTACTTCTAATGCCTGATTAACTACGCTAATTTGTGGAATTGAATAGGTTATTTTGATGCGAACCATAGTGTTCCCATCCAAAAACTCTTGATCCATATTCGATTCAAAGTCTTCTAAAGAGACATAGGGCATCCATCTATTGACCGCAGATGAAATTCTGGCGATAGCTTCGTTATCAAAGTCTTCACGAGCCATTCGTTCCGTCGATAGCTCTCTTAGGTTGGCTCCGAAGTCAAATCGACCAACCCGTTCTCCCCAATTTGTCTGAACGAGGTTTCGTAAGTTGTCTTTGATTTGAGATTGGACATCTCGATTTGTGGTCAAAAAGATGTCTGAACCAAGTTGCAATGGGGTTTTAATGCCGAAATGAATAACGGATGTATTGTTGTTTA